CATTGTCATTTCCTCCACGGATACTGCACGAGCGTTGTCACTCTCCCTACTTGCTACGCTCTTATTCATTAATTTAAACGTCATAGGAAGCATCGCTTCGGTCAACGTGTAGTATTTCAAGCAAGGTGCAATGTATGAGTCCAAAAGCGTTGTATTCAATTGAGTCAATGTTCCAGCGAACGCCTGAACTTGGAGTTCGTTGTAAATGCCTGAACCAATCACGTCACGCACATAAATTTCTTGAGCTTCTTTGATGGCTGATTTCAAAAGTTTATCGTCCACATTTTCATTCAAAGGGGTGTTGTCTTTGAGATAAGTGGTTGAAATGAAGTATACAAAATTTGTCATCTTTTAATCCTCCTCAATAATTGTTGAACCCATATGTGTCTGCATTGTGGTGTGGTGATTCCTGTTTCTTTGTTGGTGTACCATTCACCTCTACGTTTCCATACATCGTAACCCAACTCCGCTGACATCATATTTATGTCCTCACGAGAATAAACACGCTTACTACCTTCAATCTGTCTGCAAAAATCACGGCTTGTTGGAATGATGATTGGACCTGGAATACCCGGTGCTAAACCGTAACTATATCTTACCACGATTTCAGTTTGTAAACGCTTAACTTCCTCAACTCCTTTGGGTGTGGTTTCCAATCCGTCTTCGTATGACTTCACCAAATCCGCTTTTGCTAATTTAGCAATTGCATCTGCAACAACTTTTGCATCCAGTTTGGTTATGTTTACGATGTCACCTACTTGAAGACCTTTGTTTTCTTTTAAGACGTTCAAGATGGCAGTTTCAACTGCATCCACGAATTCAAAAGTATAGGATTCAAAGTTGTCCGCTGGTTCTCCGTGTGATTGGAAGACCTTGATGTCACGTTCGTCATCCCATCCGAAAGGATTTTGTTTTGACAACGCAACTGGTGACGAACCAAGTGAATCTCCACCAGGTATTGGAGCAAGTCCAGCCAATTGACGTTTTTCGTTCACCGTCATATTTGACAAGACGTTGTTCGCAACCAAAGGACTCAAGGCATTGATTGCATCGTTGAGAGATGATGTCACTTGTACGTTTGATATTGATGGCAATCCAAGTTCTTTCCTTGCTTCTTCGTTGGTGATGATTCCAGCGGTGAACAAAGCCTGATAGTCCAATCCGATTGGTGGTTTGTTGATGGTTTCCAACTTCACCGATGCGATTGGTTCAAGCAAATAGGCGAAGGTATCGTCAATTTTTTGTTGACGTGGTTCAATGTAGGCGTGATGAAACATCTCATATGCTTCAATCAACTCCGAACGACCACCTAATTGCCCCTCTACACGCACTCCAAACAACATTGGGGAGTTGACCTTGTGTGCAACAAATATCTCTTGTTGTACGGTCTTATTTAACAAGTCAAATTGCTTGTCAAAATCCGATGGTTGAAGGTTACTGATGACAGATTCTTTCTCCGTTGGGTCGTTGTACTGAATAATTAACCCACCGGCATTGTCCGTGCCTTGATAATTCTCCTTGAATCGTCTCGCAGTTGCACGAGCTTCTTCAGGTGTGGGAATTCCTTTGAATAACTGGATGTGAGTTTGAGCGGTGAATCCGTTCTTGATTGAATTCAAGTAGTAATTTGAAATCTCGGTATCAACCTCAATATATTTTAACGCCCCAACATAATCAGGCAAGGGGTATTCTCCTTGACCGGGACGATAAAACTGACAATAGTACAATTGCTTTGATTCTCTCGTGATGGGATTGTAAGGTTGGTAATGAATCTTCTCCGCTTTGCTATCAGTCCAATCAACACAATACACGAAATCACCCTCAAGACCTTTGCGGACATCCTTGAATGGAATGTGATAGTATTCGGATGGTGCGGTCTTCGCCTTGTTCCAAATTACTTCAACACAAAAGCCATTGAACAACTCAGCGTCATAGGCTATTTTGCCCTTGAGTTCTTCGTAGGTTTCGTAAGCGTTGATGCTTTTGAGTTTGGCTTGGATTTTGGCGATGTCGGTGGTGTTTTGTCCGTAAACTTCAGTACCAATTCCAGCCACGTATGAAGCTTTTGCAGAAACGATTGCATTGTGTTTTGGGGATTTGTTAAATAGTTCAATTAAAAAATCGGGATAGAGATTATCTGCTCCGAAGGTCACGAATCCTTTCGCCTTGTTCTCTTTGAAAACAGGTAGTTTGTTATCGTGAAAATTCAATCTTTGGAATATCATCTCTATCAAATAGCGTTTAATCTTTTTTGTTTGAGAACTTGTCTATTGATGTGAATCCAAGACAAGCAATAACGATGAATTCAACTGCACTCACCAATTCAGGAGAAGGTACAATATCAGCTGGAGACAAACTATTGTGAGCCATAGTACCAAAAAGTACAAAAGCACCGATGATCCCAACGAATCTTTTTGACGACATTTCTCCTTTGTCACCCGTGAAAATTTCCATTAATTTTTTCATAAATCTTTGCTTTCTAATAACGTGTATGTGAATGAATTGCCGTGTAATGTCGCAGCCTTTTTTACAAGCAACATAAACTCGTCAAAATCTGCGGACTTTTTGAACACCTGACAACCCTCGCTCCAGTTCTCAACGTAGGTTGAATCTGCTCCAGCCTTGTGAATGTTAATGCCGTACACACCTTCTGTGATTGTCTTGGTGTCATAGGTCATATCCTTGTTGGCATCTCTGTAAACCTTCACTGGTTTGGCTTGTTTCAAAGCTTCGTATTTGCCTTGATGTAAACCGATAGCGTGTGAACCACGATATTGACCAGGAACAAGACGAGCCACACCTTGTGCGTTGTGAAATTCCTTCACTCCCTTTGTGCCGGGATCTGTTGTCGCCATCCATTTTTTGAAGTGCCACACATCGCCTATTTTGTAACTCACGGTGAGAAAGTCATCAAAGACGTTTGTCACTTTGTTACCTGTATCCGAGTTGCGGATTCCGATGATGTTGATGTTGTAATCACCATTTTCAAAAAAGGCATATCCTTTCGCCTTCATTGCCACTTTGATTTTGTCTATCATTTTCCTTGTCCTTTATATGGTTTGGAACTCTTGTGTTTGTTCTTGTGTTTGGTGTGCCGACCTAATTTGTTTTTTGGTTTAGCACGGAATGACGTGATGTTTACTTTTGCCCCCATATGTACATTCTAAAATAGTCAAACTCTTCTTTCCCACCTTCGCTCACATAGTTCAAATAAGCATCGTAAATCTCACCTTTGAATTGAACGGGTTGAGTTGTGGTATCAAGTCCGGCACCTACCATTTTGACGGCATACACTTCCATCTTGTCTTCAATCACGTGCATCTGTTCAACAACGGCTTCCGCTTTCTTCTCAGCAATCACCACGGCTTCTTTCAATTCGGCTTTCTCTTGCACCTTACCTTCAACCAATTGGTCTCCTTTGGCTTTGGCAACGGATACAACTGCGGATGCTTGACGAAGATTTGATTCAACCTTTTTCAACATTGCTTCCACCTCATCAATCGGAGGTGTGGTTACTGCACCAACAGGGAAGGCAATCTCAATCGCTGCGATAAATACGCAAAACAAAATAACTAAGTATCTCATAATTTTTTAACGGTGTTAATGATGCGAAGTTCTGTGATAGCGGCAGCCAATGCACTATCGGATTTCTTCAAGGCATAGCCAAGACGGTCAATCTTCAAATCCAACGCTTCAATTTTCTTGTTTGAGTTTTCAAGTTGTTCGGTGTACGAACTCTTCACGTCATAGTATAAATAACTCACGCCAACCAAAGCGAGGAACGCAACTCCAGCGACTGGATTCTTGCGGAACTGATCAAAGCTAATTGGTAGCGGATTTGCGGATGGTTTTTTTACGGTCATTTGATGCGATTGATTTTTTTAGTCCAATAGATAACAGCCAAAATACCCGAAATAATACCAAGAATCCCCACGCCAAAGGTAACCAAAGGTTGATAAATCTGAGCAAAAGTGATGACCGCACTTGAACCCGTGATGGCGGTGGCGATTGCTGCGGTGGTGTCATTGAGGTTTTTCATTAGTATGGGAATGGGGGTGGAGGTGGTGGTGTGTATTCGCCTTGTGGTAAGGTTAAAACCCAAGCGTATTGTGACGATTGAACCAATGGGATATCTTGCTGGGATAGAAACAAAAACCAAACGCCATTGATGTCGGCAACGCAATTGAAAAAAATATCAGTAGCAAAGTATTGCCCTTGAATCAATTCTTTTTGTTCGGGTGTTAGAATGTATCCTATCATTATACTTGGCGTGAAAGGGTTGTTTGAAACGCTTGTACTGCGGTGTAAAATGCTGATAAATTAGCATTTGATAAACCATCGCTAACACCAGCAAAACAATATCTTCTATCAGAAGGCGTTGTAGGGACAGTGCTTCCAAATGTTTTTGCAGCCCCTAAATACATGGTATCGTTTAAATATGTAAAACCGTTTGTATTGGTTGATAAAATGCTATTATTTCTTACTATAGAATTTGTTGTTCCAAACATATTTGCTTGAAAAAATCCTAAATTAGCAGAATTAAAAGGTGTTGTAACAAATTGTTGCGGTCCTGCGTAAAGACCTTGTAAACTATATGATTCACCACTAAAATTAACTACACAGCCATTTTCAGAACTCACACCAATCACCCCCAAATCTCTTGTGTTTCCTAAGTTAGTTCCGTTATTATTGGTATAAACAAAAAAATTACCCCCACCACTTACTACAATGCTCGGATCTAGGCTTGTTGTCATATATGAACTTGTACCATTTCCCGTTACTCCCGTACTCGCAAAAGTCCAACCGCTTGTAAATGTACCCGTAAAACTTGACGATTTTAAGTTCTGCGAACACGCTGCCGCACTTGCCCCAACCATTGGGTAAACGGCTTTCATGGCAGTCCAAGTTCCGTCAAGTTTCATTTGTTTAACAAGCGTATCAACAGCCGTTTTTTCAGTTGCAGAAAGTGTTCCACCTGCTGCAGTTACTCTATCGAAAAATGCTTGAGCATCGGGATCAGTATCAAATACTTCTTGACTACCAATCAACCCCAACTGCGTAGGCAATTGCCCAGCGACCAACTTGTCACCAAACAACTTCTCATTAAACCCACGCATTATACCAAAGTCCGGCATATTAATAATCTCCTTTGATTGCAAATATATTTACACCCACCGCAGTTGCAACCGTAGTTCCAACCTTCACCACTTGCCCAGCTTTTAATTGTAAATCACTATAGGCAGTCACCGCCCTTTGTGATGTAACTGTAGTTGATGCCGTAATCGGTGCAAGTGCAATCTCATCGTACAACTTAAAATTCGCCCCACTTGAATCACTCACAAAAATCAAAACCAAAGTTGCAGTATTTGTCCCAGCAACCTTCGCCCCTATCTGTGTGATTTTCGTGCCATTTGTTGCAGCGGTTAAAAGTGTGACCGTGTTTGTCATTGTCGCACCTGTTCTGTCGGTTGTTGCTCCCGTTACGGTTGCGAATGCGAGTTCAGGGGTGAGTGCGAATATGGGTGATGTATTTGCAGGCATAGTTTAGTAGTTGTAAAATAGGTATAAATCCCCACCCGTTGAAGGTGAGATTGGTAAGTTTGTCAAATTGCTTCCATCAACCGCTGGAAGTTTAGCGGATGCATCTAATTGAACGAGTTTGTTGGCGGTGTTAAACGTGTTTCCTTGCGTTGTAACGGCTGAACTCAACCTCGCATCGCCCAATGTACCACTTGTGATATTTGATGCGTTTGTGGTGTCTATATTTGGCACATCCCCCAACCCCACTTGTGCTTTTGTAGTGGCGTGTGGGTTGCTTGTGTTTGATGTGTGTGATGTAAGCGTTGAAAGGTTTGCCGTGATTTGTGCTTGTAACTTTCCAAAGGCAATCAACACCGAATCAGTTGCAGAGATCACCGCATTTGTGACAAGTGAAAGACCAGTCAAGATGACCGCCCTCACTCGTGATTCCGTGAAATACTGATTTGTTCCTTCGCTTATGTCGGTTGTTGTCAATACAACTGCACCCGTTTTTGTGTTTACCGATTGAACATTTCCTTGTGATGCGATGGTGATGGTTTGAAGTGCATCGTCAAAGGTGATGGAT